AATCACATTTATATTCAACCATTATATTAGATGATTTTTGCAAGTCTTTAACTTTTACGATAATAGTAGTACCTTTACGAACCACATATTTACCATTTATTTTTACTCTTGGTATTTCATAATATAAATCTTCATAGTATTTTACATTTGACGGATGTAAATTAACCTCTACTTCTTCACTAATTAACATTAATATCAACCTCCATGCAATTATTTTAAAATACTCTATGCATTATTTATTAAATAAAAATAAAAAAGAAGTCAGGTTGCATAGAGAAGGGTAGCTACTCCCTTTAATTACCTAACTTCTTAAAACAAACTTTATTATATTTATAATCTCTAAACTAAATTAAATCAAAATATTATTATCCAAAAATCATTACCGAATCTTACATTTATCATGTTTTTATCTAATACTTAAAACTTAAAACATAAGAAAATCTACCTATACATTTAATTAATAAATAATTAATAAACATAGAGATAGATTCTATATATCTTAAAGTTAGATAATTTATCTAATTAACCAATTTAATTTATAATCTATATAAAATCATAAATCATAAATTATCAACCTAAAAATTCTCTCATCCTATCTTCACAATCTTTCCATCCAATATTCTTACCTTTGACATACAAATCACCAAGTAAACCAAATACACATTCCACACAACCATCTCTTTTTAATACTTCTTTTGTGAAACTAGCAATTAACTTTAATTCTTCTAATTCTTCAGAACTAATTTGATTCTCACATTCAGTATCATCACAATCAATACATTCTTCAGAGATTCCACAATCCATATCATTATCTATATAAATATCATCATCTTCACAATTATCTTCTTCATTTGCTTCTAAAACAATATCCGCAAACTCATCCATCAAACATTTAATCTCTTCAAAAGAACCACCAGTATTCTGAATCTTTTCTGCAAAAATATCTAACAATTCATCATATTCTACTTCTTGTTCATCTTCACACTCATTTCCACATTCTTCACAACAACCTTCACAAACACCTTCATTACATTCAGTTTCACATTCAGTTTCAGTATTACATTCATCATACTCATAAGGGTTTCCTTTTAATTTATTATCTTCAGTATCTTTTTCTCTTTCTAAATAAAAATAATATACATCACAATCCACACTCTCACCATTAATATAAAATTCTTCTAAAAACTTACCAGTTTTAGAATCATAGATACTTTTTGCTTCAAATAAATTCATGGTTAAAATTTCTCCTTTAATATGTAAAATTTATTTATTAATAATTATATACTATTATTATATTTACAATCTAACTAACTAAATAATCTAAAACAATTCCTCAATATTTTCTACAATTTTTGTTGCTATACCTAATTCAATACATTCTTGAGGCATTAAATACCAATCTTTATCTTCTACCTCTTTATATTTTTTTGCAGTTATATTTGTTCTTTCTAAAATAAATTTTTTAGTTAATTCATTATCTTTCTCAAGAAATTTAGAATAATCAATAATTTTATTCACATCAGATATAATACCACTAGAACCTTTATGTATCATTACTCTTGAAGTAGGAAGAAGCAATCTCTCATTTGCTGCAATAAATATCATAGCACCAGCACTAAATATTTTACCCATAGCAATTGTTACTACAGGTGTTTTTGATAGCATAATAGATGCAATAATTGCGTTCATACTACTTACATCTCCACCATCTGTATGTAAGAATATTTTAATTTTCTTTCGTTGCTCAATTGAAATGTCTTTATCTTCAAAATTCCAATCAAATATATTTTTAGCATAATCAGCAACATATTCTTCAATATATCCGTTAATAAATATTTCTCTTTTAGAAAATTGATTGTAAAAACTAAGTAATTCAGGATCGGGCAATGTAGTTTTCATTAATTTTTTAATTTCTGCATTTTCCCAATCTAAATCAAGTTTAATTGTTTCATTTTGCATGGTAATCACACCATTTAACCTTTCAATATAAATTATTTTATTAATATATTATCTAATTAATTAAAACAAATATCATAACTACATTTAACACCTTTTTCATCACAGACACATATTAATTGTTGTGAAGTAGCAAATATTCGTTTCTCCACGCAGTAATCATCTAATCCCATTAATGTTCCAGACATTAAAATTTTATATCCTTGAATAAAATCTGTTCTATTGTGGTGAAGATGTCCCATAAAAATTCCGTATATTTTATGAGGGAGCATTTTTACTAATTTCAATATACCATTTAAAGAGTCCATATCTCCATGAACTCCTAAATAATTTAATCCACGAATATTGGTCAAAGACATAGTATTATCAATTTTATTATCTTCCACAAACACATTATTTAAGTTTTGTAATCTTGCTTTAATATAGAAGGGGATTAAGTTATCTAATCTCTCATTTTTAGGACTTTGATCTTTATTCATTGTTAATCTACTATGATTTCCAGCAACAACAGAAAAATAAATATTATTAAAGTGTAAACTTAATTCACTTAAAAACCATGATATTAATTCAGATACACCCATAACTTGTTCAACAACATTTTCTCTATTTGCTACTTGAATAGTCAAATGAATCAAACCTGAAATTAAATCACCATTAGCACAAACATAGCAATTTTCTGAATTATGTAAATTTTTAATATATATAATCTCAGATAAATATTTTTCTAATCTATGTTTTGCAATTTCAGGACTATATTTATTCCAAAAATTATCAATCATTATTCCATAATGTAAATCATTTAATCCAACTAACAAATCATTATCAGTTTGCTGAATATCATATAAAAATTCACTTCTATAAGGTTGTAAATCTTTGACAGAGTTAGATAATATATCTTTTAATTCATCCCATTTTGCATCATCTCTAATTAATTTTTTATATGACGTTCTTTGATTAAAGAATTTATATTTTTCTTTTTCAAATTCAATTCTTTTTTGCTCATATTCTTGAAGAATTTTATCATCACTAACATTTTTAACCTTTTCTTTATCAAGATAGGGGAGAAGCATTTTTAAACCATAATACCTTTTCCTACATTCATCAGAGTTCAATGTTACTCCAAATGCTAATTTAAACAATTCAACATAATCAATATCATAAATTCCATTTGATTTACCTTCTACTAATCTAAGGATATAATCAAAATCTGATTCTGATTCTTTTCTTAAATGTTCCATACAATTCCTCAATTCTCGTAGGGTAAGGAGATGTAGAATAATCGACCATTATTCTTTTTTGTTATTGTTGTTATTGTTGTTATAAGTTATATTTATTATTATTATTATTATATTTATTATCATTACAAATTAAATCACTGACGTACAATCCCAACCAATTGTAGTCTTTCCCAAAAAGCATAGATAGTATGGATACTCTCTATGCAAAAACACCACCGTTTTTGTTCTTAATTTAAATACTAAACTCAATTAAGTCTGGTTGACAATCCAGAATCTCTTAAACTTATATTTAATATTATATAAAAATACAAATATAAGTAGTGTAGAATGCCTGTTTCTACTTCAGTAATTGAGTTTATTATAAATTAATCCATCCAATCCATATCACTAATCATCTTGCTAATTTCACTTCTATAATCTTCAATCATATTTACCTGCCCTGCAATATATTTATCTTTAAAATTATCACTTACAACAGATAATCCATTTCTATTTAAACAATATCTATTATCAATTTGAGAAGTAGAACCATCTAATAATACAAATGTTCCTTCACCAATTCTAGAAAGTAATCTTTCCATTTCAGAAGGTGTAAAATCTTGTGCTTCATTGATGTATAAAATAGAATTTCTCAAACTTCTGCCTTTAGCAAATTGAATAGGTAATATTTCTAATCTATTATTTCTAAGTAAAATATCCATTATATTATCTTCCGAGGTGGTATCACACAAAACTCCAAGTAGGGGAGATGTCTTCTCCACAATTCCACCTGGAATCGCAGGGAATTCACGTCTATTTTTTGGAGGCGAGTCACTTTTCACAAAATATAATTTATCTACTTTTTCTTTATCTAACATATGTAATGCCCAATGTATCATAAGGTACGATTTACCTGATCCATATCTACTGTCAGTTATTTTAACTTTTATATTATCATTTTGTAACATATGTATAAATGCTTTTTGATAAGTATCTAATGGAGTAATCTTATTAACATATTTATTTGACAATGGTTTAATTTTAACTTCTTCAAAATACTTATTCCAAGTGAATAAATATTCATCATTTGATGTTGTATTATGTATAATTATATATTCATTAGGTTGAAAATTATATGGAAAATCATTAGGATTTTCAAGTAAATCAACATATTCTTGTTCAGTCAATATTAATTTTCTAATACCATTATAAGCTTCACTCTTATCATCACCATCAAATTTATCACATCTAATACCTAACAATCTGCACTTCTGTCTAAACAACATATCATTACTCAAACCAAAAATTTCAATTCCATTTTCTTTTCCGAATTCTTCATTGCTAAAATATAAATTATTTAATACACCAATTATTTTGTTATCCATTGATAATTTATCAAAACTTAAAGGTAAATTATATTCAAAATTATTTTCTCTAACCACATATTCAATTTTATCTTGATTTGCTTCTATATCTCTACTTGCTTGTCTTGCTTTATATTTTTTACTCTCATCAAATGACATTTTATGATTATCTAATTCATTTAATACATATCCACAAATAATAAATTTTACATTAGGATTGTCTTTGTATTTATTGAAAAGTTGGGAGGAGTGAGACATTAGTACGTTTGTATCACAAAAAACTTTAAGTGTTTTTCGTTCATCTTGCATAAAATTCATTCCTTTTCAGAAAATTTTTGTTACTTACTATACTTAATAAGTATCATTCTTTAATTATCATTCTTCTTATACATTTCTCTTTTAATTATGTCTGACATAAAATCAGGGACAAAACTCTTTTTTCTGCGTGATTTTTTCTTGCCACAAATGGTAGATAAGTCTGGATACTTCCCACCTTCCATTTTTAATATTTTTTTAGAGATTAGCCATTCTTTTTCTTTTTGACTGATTTGTTTCAATGTTTAAATTAATTCTCCTTTTGTAATTTATTTATATTGTTTTATTGATTTTTGGTTTTTTATTTGTTTTGTTAGTTTGTATTTGATTAAAATTTGGAAAACAAAAAAGAGAGTAGGATGTTAAATCCAAACTCTCTTCCGCATAAATCAGTTCCTACTTTATCAATTTTTTGATTAGGTATAGACTCTCCTTAAAAACAATATTCTTATATACCATATACAAGAAAGATATAAATTTTATAAAACTATTAATATTATTATGTTTAACGACCATTAAAATTTAAATTTCCACCAAAACCATAATTATATAATTCTTTTTTAGTTACTTTTTGATATTTATTGCCAAAAATATTAAAATTATATTTATCTTTTATTTTAATTAATAATTCATCATTACATTCTTGTTTATTATGAAAACATTTTAATACTTCTATTTTTTTAGAAGAAAACAATAGATTTAATGTTAACATCCCATATTTCTTAAATCCAAAATTATCATCTTCCACTTTTCCAAAACTTTGTTTTAAAACTGATAATATAGTTGATTCATTAGATTGTAGTTTTTTTAGTTTTTTTATTGCATCTTGTTTAACTTTTTTTTCTACTGTTTTTTTTGCTTTTTCGTTTAATGCACATGTTTTTAATTTTAAACTATTTATTTTTTTACCACATTCAGATACTATTTTATAGATAGCATTTATACTATTGACAGAAATTTTACCTTCTAAATCTTTTGACTGAATAAGCAATTCTCCAAATTCTTTATTATATTTACCTTTTAAATATTTTGCATTATCAAATACTAAAACATCTTGCAATGTATCTAATGGTGTATTAAACTTTTCAAAAATTCTATATTCATTAAAATCAGAAATCATATTAAAAAACATAGGCACTATCATTTTCTTTGCCATTTGATTAAATTTATCTTCTTCTTCAATATATCTTATACATTCTATGTTCCTTATTTTATTTAATTCTTTACTCATACTTATATTGTCAAATACTTTTTTACTCTTGTCTATTTCAATTTGACTCATACTAGATAACCTACTAGTTGCATTATACAATTCATCTATTACATCTTTTTTTTCATTTTTTGAAATAGCATCGTTTAAATATGAATTTATTATTTGACTCATATTAACAATACGTCCAATATAATTATCACTTAATATAACGTCTAATTTTTGCAATTCACTCATATTATTTTTTCTTGGTTTAGAAACTCCTTCAATTCTATTTATAGGAGTTAAAAAATTATCTTCACAATATTTTGCTTTGGTAGATAATATTTCATCTGGAATTAAAAGGATACTGTCACTATCTGTATCGCAGCCCTGTAGACGGTCAGGTGCATCATTATCAAAAAAATTAATTGCACATATATTATCGGTAAAATTAAACCAATTATCATATTCTTCATGATGTTTATTTTTAGTATACATTACATTACCTGAATTTATATGAGGATTACGAGTAGCACAAAAATATTGTTCATCTTTATAATATTTACAATAAATTTCTCTTCCTTGCATTATAGAAGTATTGTTATATTTGTTTACTGTTGCTAAAAGCATTTCATAAGGATTGGATATTAATGTAACATATTTATTACCTTCCATTCTTATCTTTCCTCTTTTTAGATGTTTAATATAATTAGCAATTAAATCACTTTTCATCTTCTTGAATTTTTTAGTATATTGTATATCAGAATTAACTAATAATAATGCATTCATTAAATCTATATTCTCATATAAACTAATATTACCTTCTTCTAAAGATTTTTCAAATCTTAAACTTTCTTCTGCATCTGAACATAGGTAGTTTCTAAATACTGCATTATCATTTTTTAATAACATTACATATTCTCTTTCTAATTTAGTTATTTCCATTAATTCATTATAAGTTAAATTAGGAATACTATTTAAAAGTTGATATGTTACTCTATTATAATTACCATAATTACCATCTTTATCACATTTGACTACACCAAAAATAGAATCTATATTTGTAAACCAATGTTTGTAACATTCTTTTTTCGTTCCATTACCAATTTTATAAGCAAACTTTAAAAATTTTAATGAGTTAGGGGTGGTTACTAATTTTATTTTATCTGTATCATATATATTGCCAAACATATCTTCTATTTTTTCTATTTCATTTTTTTTAAACCATAATTGAAGTTTTGTATTAAAAGCACAGCATTTAAACATATCACTTCTTAAAAGCATAAAACCTTTATCGCATTTATTATATTTTTTAAATACTGATTCATCTAATAAACCTTGACCATCAGAAAGACAATTTTTTAATTTTATTTTTTCATTTCCTGTAACTATTTTCCCATCTTTTTCTCTAGTTACACTTGCCATTAATTCAAATTCTTTACCATAAATATCATCAATTAATAAAATTTCAGTATATGGATCTAAATTTATTGTAAAATCTATATGACTTGATATTAATGATTCATATGCAAGAAGGGATGTTAAATCTAATAATTCATTCTCAACAAACTTTAATCCAAGTCTACTTCTGTCTAATAATATTTCTTTCATATCTTCTTGGATAAATAATGCGTATCCGTTTTTGGCTTTTCCAGAACCCCTTTTATAAAATATGTATTTAATTCCATCCATCTCAAATCCATTATTATATAAATATTTTCTTATTTTCTTTTTTGTTGCTAAAATTTTTCTTTTTCCTTTTTGTTCTTCACCATCTTTATTTACCCACGTTTCTTCATCATCCCAAATACTATAATTTTTATCAAAGGTAACATTGATTATTTTTCTTGTATATTGTTTATCATTTAAAATATAGAAGGTATCTGTAAATATATTATCAATTCTTATATTTTCTAAACTGTAGGGGGTAGTTGCTGAGAATAATTTATTTAAATCTCTCTTTTTATAAGTTATTTTCTTTCCATCTTGAATATCTTTATATATATATGCACCTTCCAAATTCATAATATATGTATTATCTTTTTTCAAATAAAATTTCCTCCTTTCTTAATTAAAATATATTATAAATATTATATATACCAATATCTTTTAATCTAGCAATAAAATTATTTACTAACCAAGGTTTATTATTTGTAAATTTTACATTCAATTTTATTCTAATAATCTGAAGAAGATACATTATTACATAATGAAATAATTGGAGATAAAGATGATAATAATTCTGCATCTAATATACTATCTTTTACAAAATAACTATCTATAATAGTATTAGATAATTCAATATATTTATTATTGATAAATTTATTTATTTTAGACATAACTTCTTCTAATTGATTAAAATTAAAATTAGGTAAATTTGTATATTTATTTTTATAAGTATTAAATGATATATATAAATTTTTATTACTATCTATATAATCATCATATTTATATTTTAATCTTATATCATTAACTATACTATAGTCATAATATAAATCATCTTCAATTATAAATATATTTCCATATTTCAATTTATTTATATTTATAATATTACTGTATTTTTTTATTTCTGATTTGTTTAATAATTGCTTATTACAAACTAAAAATTCTTCATTATTATAATCATTAAAATATATTGATTTGATTTTATTTAAATTATTATTTTCATGGTAGTTTAAAACAATGCTTTTTATCTTATTACTGTTACTAAGAATATTATTTATTTTTTCTAATAAAATATGATAATATTCTATTATATGCAATGTATTATCATTAATTTTATTTTTTTTATTATATTTAATTACTTCTTCTAAAACTTTTACATTAATATATTCATATGCTTCTTTATAATCATTAAAATAAAATCTATCTTGTAAATCATTATTTAATGTAGATTTTCTATTGTAATTTGACGACCAATATTCTTTAGAATACTCAACTGTATTATTATATATGGTAAATACAATGTCTTTAGTTTTATAAAAATTCGATAATTTAATTTTATTATCTTTAGATATTATATTATTTGTATATTCATATTTGTTAATAATACTTTCAATTAGGTTATATAAATTTATATTATTTTTAACTTGTTTTATTAATGTTTCTTTATCTTTTAAAAACAAATTAATATTTATTAGTTTATTTTTATAATATAAAGAAACATCATAAATAAAAAATAATTTATCAT